CAGGATTCCCTCAATCGCTTGAGAACCTTTTTCAACAAGACCATAAAAGTTCTCTCGTTGATATTTATAATCATTCTCTATATCGTCTTCATTACTATTCGGTTTAACAATCTTTTTAGGAACTACAAATGAATTTTCTTTAATCGCAGTTTCTACAGGATCGAATACACCTAGTGCTTTATCAATTTCTGAAAATGGGTCTTTCATAATCTAACCTTTTTTTACATCTGTTCCACTAGTTGGATCATAGTTCTTTGCATCTTGAAAGAAAGAACTTGTTTCACTAAATCCAAAATCATCATCTGCATCAGCACTTGATGGGTTTGGTGCAACAGAATATCTCTGTTCTCTTGTAGGTGTAACTGCTGGTAAGTCTGAAAATTGATCTACCTGTACAGTTTTGATAACACTTGAAGAAGTAACAGGGCCATATAGATAAAACTTTAAAGTAAATGCTAAAGTATAGATAATAGCTCTACGACTTTCAAAGTCTCCTTGATAGTTATCTTCATAACCCACACTATTCAGAATGATTGGAACATCTCTTTTGATTCCCATATCTGCCATGTCGTTAAGTGTTAAAGTGTAATCTGGTTGAAAGTATGGAAGTATTTGTTCTACAATCTGCAACGCATCATCAGAGTTCTTTGCCATTGCATATAAAGTAATCTCCATGTTATATGGAACAGGCATGAACTGTGTGTCTAACTTATCTGCATTTGCACTAGAAGTTTTTACTTTTTTAAATTTCTGTACACGATTTAGTTTACGAGTGGAGTCATATGTTAATGAACCAATCTCAAAACCTAATCGTGGTAAAGTAATTGCAGCTGCACTTCCAAGTGATGGGTCTGCATCTAAACGAGTTAACCATTTTTGTTTAGGCCCATATGCAAGTGGTACTTTCATTGATTGTTGAATAACTCCAGAGTTGTCCTTACGAACTATCTGAATATTGTTAAACATAGTTCCAAACGCAACTATTATATTCCTTACTGTTTCGTGGTAAAATTGTTGTCCTAACATTATGTGGCACTCCCTACATCACCAAATGGATTTGATTCAGAAAAGTCTAATACTGTATCGTCAAGTTGGTCGAATAATTCATTTTGTGAAGTCTTATCTGTATCATAATCACCTACTATATAGTCTTCTGTAAGTATGTATGAAGCTATACCAGTATCAGCTGCATTTTCTAACTGGATAGAACCGACTTCATTTTCAAGTGTAATCTGGAATTGTCTTGCATCTGTAGATAATTCACCCTCGATTGCATCAATAGTTGCAATACCTGTGTCAATAACTTCTGAAGCATATTCAAACTGTTTACATCTTAGTTTATATACTGGGTTGTTGTCCAGTTGATAAAAAGGTTCGTCATGGTCTACAAAGTTAATCTCAAACATCTTTTCAAAGACAGGGTGATAAACTAAATCTCCCTCTTGTGGTCTGTCTGCATCTGTTGTAGCCGTGTCTTGTAGTATATAAAAGTTTCCAGTAAATGATGAAAGATTAGATGAGTTACCAGTTTGATCTATAGTTCCAGATTCTAATGCAATAGAACCCCCACCTTCCTCTAAATTAATCTGACTGTCCATCTCTTGAAATCGTTCTTTGGAAACTACGAATGTAATTTCATTACGATTTTCTAAACCGAACTGTGATATGATTTCTTTATCACCACCAAAACCAGCACCATCTTCTACATACATTTCAATTGGTTCTGCATTTGTGTATTTGGATAGTGCATCTTCTCCGAGAACATTATCAAGTGCAACAGTTTCACGATTGACATAATATACATCATGTCCGTAAATCTGTATCGCTTCCTTAACTAAGTTTTGATACAGACTTCTTTCTGTTACAAGAGAGTGTAGATTACTCGTATGAAATGCACTATTAACAGCCATTTAATTAACCTTTAAACATATCTATAGGTGGTTCATTTAAAAACATTCTATCTTCTAAATCTTTTATTTCTTCTAATGCTTGTGAGAATATAGTTTCACCATTCATAGTGACCCCACCTAACATTGCAACACCAGAAAACTTAGAAAGGTTTGCACCCCATTGTCTTTTAATCAATGCAGTTGTGTATCTCTTTAGGAATATGTCATCAAACATATCTGTGAAAGTTGCTGGGTCTAATTTACGATAACATTCAATAACTAAAAACTCACCGATACTTATATCATTAGCCCAATCCATATCAATGTATAAACGATTTTGATGTTCATTAAAACGCAAAGGTTTTTCACCAATAAGAATGTGTGATAAGAAATCTAAATGTTGCATTGTCATCTCGTATTGGACAATTGATGTAGAACTAAAATCATACAAGTCGTTTAATCTAAGTTGATAACGAATATCAAACATATTATTTGTTGCAGTATTATCAAATGGAAAGATATTCATAACCGATATAACACTAGAAGGCATAGGTATAAATCCACCACCCTCTTTAAATGTTGCAGTTATAGAACTATCAGAAGAATCTGTTGCAGTTGTAGATGTATTGCCTGCAGCTCTTGCAACATCATCAGCAGTTATTTGATATTTAAGATACATTCTCTCAACACCATCATAAGAATAATGTGAAAAATATTGTAATGCTTCATCTATTCTATCATCTACTTGGTCATCTGATACGTTGATGTCAATAACACCAAAACCTAATGACCTAAGACAGTAGGACTTTAATGTTGCTTTTGTATTAGGTATTGCCATATCTTTTTCCTTTATATACTATTTAGTCAATAATTAAAGTCCAGCACCAATTGCAATTGCAAATGCTCTTGTTCTTGATTCTACTGCATCAACAAATGCTTTAATAGATTGTTGTGATGCGACCTTTGTTGCAGAATTACTTGCCATATCATCTTCATCTAAAAATGCAGTACCAGTTATTCCAGTATTTAGGACAGGACTTGTTAGAGTTTTGTTTGTTAGTGTTTGTGTTGATGTCAGTTGAACTACGTCACTTGATATCACAAAATCTAACTTACCATTTGTATCATCATAAGTAACTGTAATACCACTTTCAGTATTACTACCAATCATTGCACCAACAGCGTCTTGTAATTCTTCAGTTGATATTTGGACTGATGGAGATACACCAACAAACTTTCCAGATGAAGCTTGAAATGATAATAGTTTACCATCTACTTTTGCTGTATCTCTGTCAACATCATCCATAAACTCAAGTCTAACTTCACCACCACCAGCACCAGACATTTGTGCTGAGGATACTTGTTTTGCAATGAGTGATCTAAAGTTATCAAATTCTTTTCGTAGAGTTGTAATTTGATTAACTTCTTCTGTGATATGTGTCTTTTCTCCCATACTGTCAAGATTAGTAATAACCTTGTCAATCAGAGTTGCAGTCTTCTCTACTGAAGTAGGTTCTTCAGAATCTTTAACCAGTTCTACTGGTTCTATATGTGTAGTTGTAGAGAACAATTCTTCAAGTGATTGTATTACACTCTCATCAATTGGTTTTTGTTTAGGATATTCTTCTTCAGGCCATTCGTTTGGCCATGTTGCTTCTGGTTTAGTAATCTCACTAAAGGTATCTACCAGATTTGCAAAGGTATCTAAGTTATTCTTTTCGTCTAGAGATAATCGTAACTCAACCTCAACCTTTGCTTCTTCGTGTGCAACATTAAGTCCACTAAACAGTTCAGTAATGTCTGCTTGTTCTATCTTAGGAACATGGGGTGCATGAACTTTAGTTTCTTTTGCAATAGACTCCAAATCTTCAAATAGATTCGTAATGTCTGATTTCAACTCAAGTTGTTGAGATGGCATAATATTCCCCTTTGTTAGTATTTATAATAAGGGAATTATGCGTCTTCTAATGCCTTAATACGAGCAAGTGCTGAAGTTAGTGATTTTTCAAGTGCATCATTCTTAGTTGATAATTCTTGTATGGCTTTTACTAAGGGTATAACAAACATCTCTCTTGATATTTGTTGCACTCCTTGTTTATCTTCTTTCCACCCACCAAAGTCAGAAACACCTGCCGTATCTAATGCAGCTTTAACTTCTTGAGCAATAAAGTTGTGCATAGTTATGTCTGTATTCATATTATTAATGATATTACCATCTTTATCTTTTTTGCGTAAATGTGATAACTGACTGTCTGTAGAATCAAGTTCACCACTTGCTTTCCAGTTATATTTTACAGTTCTTAAATCATTAATAAAATTAAGACCTAGCTTTTGGTCTGTAATGTTTTTCTTTAGACGTTCATCTGATGACCTAGAAAATGCTGCATCTGCATCAAAGTCATTTGAAACAATATTACTTGCTTTACCAAATGAGAAATCATTAGATGCACCTGCTATATCGTGTCCTATTACTATTGCGAAGTCTGCTGTTGCAGAAGAATTATTTGCATTATGACCTATGCAAATATTTTTATCGCCTGATGTTGTACTATCTCCAGCATCTTTACCAAAAAAATTATTACTAACACCTGTGTTTATAGCCTTTCCTGCTAAAGCACCAACCATAGTGTTGCTAGTTCCTGTTGATATTAAATTACCAGCATTATTTCCAACTGCCACATTTAATCCATCTGTAGCACTACTATAATTCTGTGTTTTTAATGCTCCAAAACCTATAGCAACACTTGCACTTCCATTTACATTTGTGCCTAATGCTTCAAATCCAACTGCTGTATTATTGTCTGCATCACCAATTTTTTCTCCTGCTTCAGACCCAATTAAAGTGTTGTTGACTCCTGTTGTTATATCGTTACCAGCAAAAAATCCAACTGCTGTGTTGTTACTTATGGTTTCACTTGAGAAGTTTTGTGTTTGCAATGCACTATGTCCAATAGCAACAGACCTAGTACCTTCTGTATCTGCACTTAGTGCTTGATAACCAACTGCTGTATTAGAATCAGCACCAATTAAGGCATCACCAGTAAGACCACCCATAAGT